TTCAACAATTCTATCTTCTCTATCTCTGTGCCATTCCAAATCATCACCGTCAACAGATTCTTCAAATTCTCGTAAATATAAATTGTCTTGTAATTGTGTTTCTTTAAATGGAAAATCCATAACTATATTACCAGTATCTACCTTTACTCTTGGTACCCAAACTCTTAATTCTATGACTTCTACAACTCCAATATCCAGCTGTTGTACGGTCTTTCTTTTGACTACATTTGTGTCTAGCTCTAAAACTCTTTCTACGAGCCTTACTACTAGCTCTAATTCTCATCTTAGGATCGCCAAATGAAACTTTTTTAATATTACCGCCTTTACCTCTTACATACACAGCAAATTTCTTTGCGCCTCCTGGAGTTCTAAATGGTCTATTAAGATTTACAGTTCTACCTCTGTGTTTTACCTCATTTAGATGATCATCCTCTTCCAATTCAATTGGCGCATCAAGAAATACTTCTTGTCCTTCATATATTGCTCTAAATCCTAAATCACTTTCAATTATATCAACATCATCATCATTCAATTCAATTGCATCACTTTCATATAAACTACGTACTTCATTTACTAGTTTAAAATATCCTTCACTGTAAATTCTAAATATATTCTCTTCAAGAGTAAGTTTGTTGTCTAAATGATATTTTAATCTATCACTTATAGGAACATTTTTAACCAATTTCATTGGTTCACTTTTTTCAACGATTTCTTCAACAATATCTCTTAAATTTATCATATAATATAAATATGTTATAACTTTGCCTTTCGTTTGTGATATTTTTTATAGTTGTTCCACTTAAATTATATATGTACTATAACTTCTTTTTTAAGTCCATTTTTACTATCAAAATGACTTCGGTTAGAAACAATATAACTATCAATATTTGATAGGTTTAATTGATTAGATAATTCTTCGGACATATTTATGTAACAATTTGTTTTATATTTAAGTATTGATTTAATAAAAGTATCTTTCCAATGTTCAAATGAATCATAACTAATATAATTACTATATATTTCTAAATCATAATACGGAATGCTTGTAAATATTAAATCATAATTATAATATTCGTCTATAAAATCTTCAAATTTACAGTTATACAATTTTACAGTACAATCATCCCATCCAGAATTATTCTTTAATATCAATAATTCGTTATAAGTTTCTATATTTGGTTCACATCCAATATAAATTCCATTTGGATAAATTGATTTGAAACCTAACAATCTTCCTCCAAATCCACAACACGGATCTAATACTATAGGAGATTGTTTATCACCAATATAATGTTTATATATTGTTGCGGCTAGTAACGGTTTAAAAAAAGAAATGCATATTCTTCTAGCACTTAGTCCTCTAATCAATTGATGTAAACTAAAATCAAAAATTTCGTTGGAATTATTACATCCAATTCTATATGATATAACATCATACATTATTTTATCATCAAACCAAGCTTCTTCAGGAGATTTTGATCCATTAAAACTACTTTTCCAATATGATTTAAAATGATGTTTTAAATAATTTACACCAACATTAGAAATATTATTTGAAAATTCTTTTTTGTCTTTATTATAAACATTATCAACATTTAGTTTTGATATTTCATTTTTTATATCATTAATATTTTCTTTTAAATCTGGATATGGAAATGTTTTTTGAAATGTTCTAATGAATTTTAAAAATAAAGATACATATTTTTTAAGTTTATCTTTCCCATATAAATCTATATATTTTTTAAAATAATTCTTTAATACGATTTTTTGTTTGTATGTAATATTATAATTTGGAAGATATTTACATTCATTTAATTTTTTTAAAAATTCGTCAGTTTCATCAAATGTAAATTTGTTATTATCATATCTTATTCTATAAAAATCATATTTATCTTTAATCAATTGGTTTTTACTATAATCATTTACACTATTATTTAATGTTATTAATGTTAATTTTTCCAATGTATCTTTATGAAATGCAGTTCCATCTAACTCTATTACTAAATTTATTTCTGGAATATAAAAGTCATATCTTTTTCCTTCATGTATAAATGGAGATTCATATTTTATATTCAATTCGTTTAACTTTTTTTGTAAATCTAATTCTAAAGATGATGTTCTATTTATATTATTTTTAACATCATCACATATTTTTTTAGGTCTTTTTTCAATTGTTTCTAAAAATGATTTTAAAACTTTATTTTTTATTTCATCATTTAACATGATGTTTTTAACACCATATTTTTCTACCATTGTTTTTTTTATTTTTTCTTTACACCAATCCGCAGAAAAAACATTTTTAACACCATATTTTTCAAATGTTGTTTTTTCACATCCTTTTTTTATTTTTTGTTTTGTATCTAAATTATGAGGATTTCTAGGAAAACAATTTTTTGTATAATTCTTGTACCACGGTCCTAATTTATTAGCTTTAAATTTAAGCGGAATGTTTGTTTTTAAACATCGTGGTACAATATCATCATAGTACGCACGTAATATGTATTGTTCAAAATTTAAATGATAAGTTTTTCTAACATGCCATATCATTTTTCTATTTGATTCAAACTTTTTTCCATCTATTAAACAAATCCTAGATTCTTCATCTGTAATAATAATTTCATTTCCATTTCTATTCATATTAATAACTATAATACATTAAAACCAAAGTTACAGAAAATTCTTAGAAACTGGTTTAAATTATTCGACGACTTTAATTCATATTAAGATGTGATATATATTAAAAATAAAAAACCCCAACTTTCATTGGGGTTTTTGAATACTTAGTTGGTTATTTTAATCTAATATTAGATTTGATCTAAGTCGGAGACATAGATTTTTCCATAAAATTCTGGGCGGACAACTTTCTTAGCATAACGAGTCAATACTCCACGGCGTGGAGTGAAGTTGACTGGATCATATACCAATGGAGTTTGTACTAGTGGGATGTATGGAGAATAAACTGCACCTGTTTCGAGGAAGTTATTTCCACGGAAGCCCATCAAGATGGTGTTTTCTTGCATGTATGGGTTCTTGTAGACTTGGAAGCGACTTGCGAAGCTACCAACACGACTTACACCCATTGCGAACTTAGCAGAATCACCGTCAGTGTTTACAACGTATCCTGGGATTGATTCCAAGATGGTTGCTACGTCTGGACCTACTACGAGGAAGTTTGCACCACCACGAAGAGTCAATTGATGAATCTTGTTGCTTACCTTTTGGATCTTGTTACCAAGAGTAGAGAACCAGGTGCTCTTTACGTAAGCAGTACGATTGGTTGAATCGTTATTTACTGTGAAGGTTGGAATACCGTTTGCATCATTTGCACCCTTAACGATATCCCTACCAATTACTGCGGACCATCCTTCGGTGGTCAATGCTGGAGCAGCATTAATCAACATGTCCATGATTTCGAGGTCGATTTCCATGGATACATATTCACTCAAGAGAGCAGTCAATTCTGCTTCTGCATCAATACTATGATAAGCATTCAAGTCTTGAGCTAGTTCTGGAGTCCAGACTGCTTTCAACTTACGTGTCTTAGCAACGATAGGTTCGCTCTTAAGTTCCAAGTTAACTTCTGGAATGTTGATATCTGTACCTTGGTTGATACCAGAAGTACCTCCTGCGGATCCCTTGAATGGATTGGTATCTTCAAAGTCACCACGGGTGCTATCAGTTGGTTGTGCAGTATAAGTCAAGGTTGCACTACCACCTTGTACTGGTGCTTGTGAACCAGTAACAATGAATTGAATTTTGTAATATGGGGATGCCAATGAACCAGTGTTATAAACCTTGGTCAATTCATTGATTTGTAGAGTTGGATTGATTGCTGAACCGCTCAAAGCAAAGCTTCTTACTGCGTTCAAATCGATTCTGGTTGAACTATTATCACCAACATTTACAGTAATCTTCTTGTATGAACCAGTTGCAACGTAGGTTGAATCTAGGTCAACATCACTGAAACTTACTGATCCAGTTGTATAGACAACTGGAGTGGTTAGGAAGTTTTCAGTATAAGCATAACGACCTACACCATATAGACCGTTTACTGCTTCATCGGTAGAACCGAGCTTGTTGCTGTTACCACCGAACAATGATTGTCCGTTGTAACCGTTTTGGCCAGGAAGTCCACCACGGGTAGTACCATACTTGAAGTCTAAATAGAAAATTAGACCGGATGGCAAGTTCATTGGTTGAACTGAAACGAATTCCTTAGCGGAAATTTCAGCGAATACACGGCGAACCAATGGAAGAGCTACGCCAGCCCATTGTTCACTGTTTGCACTGGTACCAGTAGCGGTAGCTTCGTTCAACAATTGTTGTGCTTGATTTTCAAGCAAAATGGACATGTGTGCCTTGTCAACACCTTCTAGTCCTTCAAGAAGACCAGTCTTGTCCCACTTGTTTTGCAATCCACGGGTTTCAGTCATCAACTTAGCCTGTGGATTCATATTATTTGTCAATAATGATTTAATATCACTCATAATTTGAATTTATTTTATAGTTTGTTTTTACTCACCTAAGTTCTAATTACTTCTTAATTCCGGCGAGTTTTTGGAATCTTGAAGCCATCACATTGCTGTTTTCAACGATTAGTTCCTTTGCAGGAGCTGTTGAAGCAACTGGTTTACTTGCCAAACCTTCGGTGATTGTTTTTGCAGTTGTATTAGTTTTCTTAACAACTGATCCACCTAAACTATATGATTCGGACAAAATAGTATAACTTAACTTGACTTCACGGATGGACTTAGCCAAGTCGAATGTTTCCACAACCTTAAGCTTTTGCTTTTGGTCAAGGTTAAATTGATTAAATAGTTTATTTGTATATAGCAACTTTGCATTCAACAAATTAACTTCGTTTAGTTGATCACGAAGATATTGAACAGTTTCCATAGCTTCGTTCAATTGAGTTTGAAGATTTTCAACAACCTCTTCGTCTTCAATCTTTTCAACAACCTCTTCGTCTTCAATCTTTTCGTCAACTTTTTCTTCAGATTCTTCAATTTCTTCAGATTCTTCTTCATTTAAAGAATCAAGAAGTTCTTGTAGATCAACAATTTCATCATCACCTTCTGCAACTGGAACTGGTGCAATTGGTGCTGCAGCTGCAGGATCAACTGGAGCAGGTGCAACTGGTGCAACTGGTGCAACTGGTGCAACTGGTGCAGCAGCAGGATCAACTGGATCAGGTGCTGGTGCAACTGGGGCTGCAGCAGCAGGATCAACTGGAGCAGGTGCAACTGGAACATTTGGATCAACTTGACCTGCTTCGTCCAATTCACTTTCCAATTCTGCGAGAATTTCATTTAATTCTTCGTCAGTAATTTCAGCTGAATCTTCAGAAATTGTAGTTTCATCCACAGTTGGTTCTTCTGCAATTGAAGACTCTTCTTCGATTTCGTTTTTTAATTTTTCTGCTAACATAGCTTCTAACTTTGGTTGGAAGGCTTCTTCCAATGCGGCTTTTGCATTTGCAAGTGCTGTAGCACGTACAGCCTTAGCATCAGCAATAGCTTCTTTTAATAGATTTGACATATTTATTTTCCTTATTTGTGTGAAGTTATTTAGGATATTTGAACTTCAATGAAGATTAATTAATTATATGTTGCGACAAAGGAAATGTCGTATTACTAATGAATAAATATAAATAAAAAATTGAAAGTATAAAAAATTATTGATATTTATAGTATTATGCCATATAAAATC